TTTTTACCCGCGCCCGGCTACGGCTCGGCCCGAGCGCTCGGCCGCACGTGCTTGACTACACGCACGCCGATATTTACGCCATAGCCGTATGGACCACCGACCGAGCCATTGGCTATGCCGGGCTACAGGTTTTGTCTGAAATTGGCCTGCTTCGCTACCCGCCTGACAATTCGGCATGCTCGGGATGCGAGGGCGCGACATGGGGCTGCTTGACTACACGCACGCCGATATTCACGCCATAGCCGTATGGACCGCCGACTGACGCACGCCGAGCGCTGCGGCCCACCACGGCAGAGGGAGTAATGCCAAGCCGCAGCGCTCAGGGCGCGCGGTTTAAGGGAATACCGTACCAATTCCAAGATTACGCGCGCCGTCGCGTCGGGTCAACGGCCGCCGCTGAGTGACGCAAGCAACGGGCCCATCGGCGGCAGGCCGCCCTTGCGCGGCGCCGTGGTCATGAGCGCTGCGTCAGCTATGTCCGGGCTCGCCACGCCATCAGGGGCTTTTTCAATCTGGATTTTACCCTGTATCGTTTCTTTCACCGTGGCTTGCGATAGCTGCGATATCAGCAAATCGCGCAGGCTCGGTTTGCCTGGTTCGTTCGCCAGGTCGCCGGCAATGCAGATGATACGGTTCGCATCGTACGGTTTGCCGTTGCGCGCCTTCCATGCGTTGAAAAACCCGAGGCGCCCCTCATACCACGTCTGCGCCTTACGGTTCGTGAACATGTCCTTCGCCTTGCGTTTCGTTCCCGGCACGATTTTCTCGGGGTTAACGACGGCCTCGGAGCCGCGGTACGGATGTGTCGCAATTGCGCCGTGCGCGAAGTACTCGGCGGGCGTCGGGCCCTTGAGCGCGGCCTGCGCGACGCCCCGGGCCTCGTTGATTAGCCGCGCGTCACTGTGAACGGCCGCGCCGCCCATGCCGTCCGCGTCGTAATCAAACGCCAGCAACCCGTGCGCCTCGCAGATGGACATGGCGCGCTGCACACTGTAGCCCGTGTCCGAGTTTTTCCCTGACCACTGCGAGGCGAACATGATTTTACGGCCGTGCGTGAGCACGAGGGCGTTTTTATCCTCGCCGCGGTCGGCTATGTCGAGCGCGGCGCGCCACGCGCCGCTTTCCATGTTGATCCCAAGGAATTTATCAATATCAACCGCGGCCTGTACCCACGTGGACGGGATACAAACACCCTCGAGCGACGCGGCGAAATCGCAGTCAATTTCCTGTTTGACGGTTATTTCGTCTAGTTCGGCACACTGCTGTTCGTACCATGCTTGATTCTTGCGCGGGTCGTCGCGCCATGTGAAATCAAATCGGCGTATCGCAGGGTTATGGGCGCGCGTGTAAAAACTATTCGCCATGCCGTTAACGCTCGACATGTCAATGCGGCATTTCGTGTTGGCGGATAGATTCTTGTCGATTATTTTCGGGTGCTCGAAATGCGCCGACTCGTCAACAATGAATATCGCCTTACGACCGCCGCGCCCCGCTTGGTCGCCAGCTTCGCCCGTGATGCTCGACCCTGTGAGCGGGAACGACACGCGCTTATCGGCGCTGCATTTGTCCTCGGTATAACCCGCGTTAAACTCGGCCGGCAGATGCTCGAGGAACGAGCGGATTTTGTAGAACAGCGTATCGGGGTCGCCCGTGCGATCAATCTTGATTTCCACGGCCGAGCCGACGCCAGCCGCGAATCCGTGACGAAATATACACAACGACGCGAGTAGGGCCATTGCGACCCACGACGCGCCAACGTCGCGCGATTTCACGACGACGCCCGGCTTGCTATCAAGCCAACAGCCGATTAGCCAACGGATCATTTCGCGTTGTTTGGGGAACAGCGAGAACGCCATGACTGGGTTGCGGCCCTCCGATATAGCCCGCGGGTCAACTGTGTACCCCCAATCCGAAATGAAGTCTGCCAGCGTATCGGCGTCGCGCGCATAATACCGTTTGACCCATGCGATTTTGTCGACCGGCTTAACGCCGGCCGTCTCGCAGCGCAGCCATGCGAGGCAATCCTCCCGAGCCTGCATGGTCGGCGCCGCCTCGCCGTATACGTCGCGAAGTTCAAGCCTACGGGCCGCATAAGCGCTACACGCGGCTTTCTCGTCGGGGCCTAGGGTACCCCACCACCCCCGCCGCGCGTCGCCTGTAAGGCTTAAGGCGCGCTCAAAGTGTTCCCGGGAACGCGGCGGCCGTCGCATCGCAGCATAAGCCCTATTCGCGATTTCATCGCCGCTAGGCGCGCCTCGAGGCGCAACAACCGCGTTCACGACCCGAACGCCTCAAACAACCGCATAGCATCCTCGGGGCTCGCGTCGCGGGCGGCATGCACCGCCACGTTGGCGTTGAGGTTGAGCGACCGCGTCACATACGACGAGTGCATTTTGTTGAGCATGTCGAGCGCGGCGGCTTGGTCGTGCATGAATATCTCGATTTCGCCGTTTTCTTTTTGCCTGGCTCCTTTGAACAGCGCGCGGCCAGCGGGGCTCAGTTCGTCCGTAGGTGTGAGTACGACACGAGCTATTCCGTCGCCACGACAATGCGGGCACTCGGACCGCGGCTTGTCGGTGTCGGGCAGCGCGGGGCGCGGCTCGTCGGGATTGAACGGGTTGGGCGCAAAATGCGCTGCGATCGCACGAGCCATTTCCTCGTCGGTCCAACAATTACCGCACGGATCATGCACCACGCGTGAGAGTTCGGCGGGGTCAGCCTGAGTGACAAGGCGCAGCCACGAGGCGCGCTCGGCAAACGTTGATTCAATTTGCGCATCATTGCGTTGTTTCAATTCGGCAATGCGCCGCACAACTTTGGGGTTGCGGTTCAACTCGTGAATCTGGCGCGACCGACTGCCGGCGGTAGTCGCCACAAGGCCGGCTTGCCGAAATGCCTCAGCGTACGACATGCCCGACGCCACGCAACGCGCATAGTTTTCCTGCCGACGCGTCAAGGCGGCGGGAGCAACGGGCGGCACGGGCGGGCCTGCCGTGGTGTGTGGTAGGGCGTCCATTAAACTTAATCGTACCCCAAACGCGATCCGTAGCGCAAAGCGGCTAACCACGCAGACACGGAACCAAGTATCCAAGTATGCTATAGCGTACTCTCGTACCGTTCGTGCCGTTAATATCCTATTGTTGTGCCATAAAACCATTATTGTTAAATAGATAGGGTATATAGGGGCGTACGGGGAGCGCGGGCATAACAATAGGAAAACGAAGGTACGGACAGTACGAAAGTACGCTGTTCAATGTTTAAACACTCATGTATAGTATATTTTTTAACAGTGGAGTGTTGTTTTACATGAGTTATAAATTTAAAACTACGTGGACACGTGAAGAAGCTGAGCGAGGCGGAAATTACCGTTATTGGGACGGCGTACCCTGTGAATACGGGCACACGTCTGGCCGCTACACTAAAACCGGCGAATGCGTGGGCTGCCAAACAGGCCGCCGGCACCTGTACGCGCCCAAGGTCAAGGCCGACACTCTGACGATTGAGATTGCCGTGCCGCCCACCTTTGATGACGCTCGGCGCGTGGCGTTGCTCGAATACCTGCAGTTCACATGCGTACCCGCGTTTCTCAATTCTGGTAAATCGGACGCCTGACGCAGCGCAGCATGTGGCAGGCTATCGGGTATGCCGCCCTTGAGCCCCACCTGCGCCCCCGATTGTGAATGGCACGAATACTGCCCCGGCAGTGTTGACCCCGAGGATTCATGCGAGGGATCGGGCGACGGTGACGATTATTGACACGCGCGTCAGTCGTGGTATTGTGCGGCGCATGACGGTCGTCCGGTTTTTCATGGTGTGTCTCGCGCTGATCGCCCTTGACGCTCACGCATGGTGGCTCGCCGTCGCCCTGTTGATCCTGGCATGCGTCAGTTAGCCGATCCCTACGGCTGGCACGCATTTGAGCGCCGCGCGAAACGCCAGCGGGCGGTGCATAGCGCGGCGGTGCCGTGCGCTCAGGGTCAACGCACTTATTCATGGAATAAAGTGATGGGGCCCGACGACGCCGTGACGTGCCGGATGTGCCTGTATCACATGGGACGCTACGTACCGCTCGTTAAGCGGCGTGAGCATCAGTCATATCAGCGGATGCGCGAACGGTGATTCCGATTAGCCCCGCGGTCGTGCAGATGCCCGACGGCCGCGTGGGCGTGCTGATAGCGCGTCTAGGGTTGAATGGCTGCATTGAGTTC